TCTTACAATGGTCAATTAACTCTTGTATCTCTAGATCCTAAAAACCCACTTGGAGCTGTTTGGAATATATGATTATTTACGTTGATATAGATGAAACTATTCTTATGACTCAGAATATGGACTATGAGAATAGCCAGCCGATGTACGACAGGATAGAAAAGATTAATAAATTATACGACGAAGGTAATACTATAATTTATTGGACTGCGAGGGGTACTGGAAGTGGTAAGGATTGGTCTGATGTGACAAAAAAACAATTCGAAAGATTTAAAGTTAAGTATCACGACTTGAAGTTTGGCAAGCCGATTTATGATCTTTTTGTTGACGATAAGAACATAAATTCAGAAGATTTCTTTAAATGAATATCAAAAAAGTAATCATCACTGGTGTAACAGGTCAAGATGGAAGCTTTATGGCAGATTATCTTTTGGAGAATACTGAGCATACTGTTGTAGCTGGTGTTCGTAGATTGAGTGTTAAAAACCACGATAATATTGCTCATCTACTAGACAATCCTCGATTTAAACTCATTGACCTAGATGTCGCTGATCAAGCTAATACAGAGCTGGTGATAGCAGAGCACAAGCCCGATTATTTTATTAATTTCGCTGCTAATTCTTTTGTTGGGGTAAGTTGGAAGATGCCAGTTAACCATATGGAGACTAATGCTATGGCGGTGCTATATCAATTAGAAGCTATAAGGAAGTACTGTCCTAATTGTCGCTACTATAATGCTGGCTCCTCAGAAGAGTTTGGAGACGTTTTGCACTCTCCTCAGTCAGAACTTCATCCTTTGCGTCCAAGAAGCCCCTATGGGGTTTCTAAGGCTAGTGCTAGGCATATAGTAAAAGTTTGGAGGGATTCTTATGATTTATTTGCTATACAAGGTTGGTTGTTTAACCACGAAGGAACTCGTCGCGGAGAAGAGTTTGTCACTCGCAAGATTACCAAGAATGTAGCCCGTATCAAAAAAGAATACATTTTAAATGATTTTAAACCCCTTGAGCTAGGAAATATTGATGCTAAAAGGGATTGGAGTGATGCTGAAGATTTTGTACAAGGTGTTTGGTTAATGTTAAACCAAGAAGAGCCTAGAGAGTATGTCCTTTCTTCTAATGAAACTCATACAATTAGAGAATTTGTAGAACAAGCGTTTAATTTCGTTGGCTTCGCTGTAGAAAAGTGCGAGTGGGTTGGGAAGGGTTCAGATGAAAAGTACGTACATGAAGGTCGTATCTTAATGCAGATTAATCCAGAATTCTATAGGCCAGCTGAAGTTGAAGTTCTTTTGGGTGATTCTTCGGATGCTCGTAGGCTTCTTGGATGGGAACCGAAAACAGATTTTAATGGACTTGTGAGAAAAATGGTTATGAATGATTTGTCTTGACTTATCTAAATTTTTCCATAGCATAGTCATTATGCCGCGAGGTAAAAAGCAATGCCCTAACTGCAACTCTCTCCAAGCAGCTAGGGCATTGTCTTGTTCTGACTGTAATCACACCTTTTCTCTTAAAAAGACTAAGTCTAAATCGCCGAAGCCATTCTTTAAAGAAAGAAAGGATTTTATAAAGAGGATGTTGAATGGGGGTAGATCCCAAGACATGAAGTTGGATATGATGGTCGCCACGAGTGTATTTAAAACGTTTGATAACGACTTAGATTTTTTAAGTAAGGTTAAGCCTCCTTTCAAGTTAGAGGGTTCAATAAAGTACTTTTTCAGCAAGGACGGGAGAGAGTATCTTCGGAAGAAAAAGCTTGAGTTTGAGTATAAACCAGAAAATACAGAGAAAATCATTGACCATTTAGATAAAGTGGGAGAAGATATAAAGATCTCGACCAAGAAAACCCTAAGAAATTTTTTAGAAGATGAGTAAGATAAACACAAAAGAATATACAACGCAGTTTTTTAAGTCAACAAAAGACTATCATTACAACCTTCAAGAGACAGCTGAAGATTACCTCGTCTCAAGTGGATCTATGATTCTAGATTCTTTTTTAGGAGGCGGTTTAGCTGCGGGGGTACATCGTTTTGTAGGCGCTAACGAAGGAGGGAAAACAAACGAGGCATTACATATAATGCTAAACATGGTGAACTCTATAGACAATTCAAAGGGGCTTTTTATTAAAGCTGAAGGTAGATTGTCTAAAGATATCCAAGAGAGATCGGGGTTGAAGTTTGTGTTCGCTCCAGAAGAATGGGTTTCTGGTACCTGTTTGGTTTTTGAGTGTAATGTATTTGATGTGGTCTTCGATTTTTTAAGAGGATTGCTTCGAAATAATCCAGATAAAGAAAAATTTTGCATTGTCATCGACAGTATGGATGGCTTGCTTCCTAAAGCTGAACTTGATAAAACGACCAGCGATGCCGCAAAAGTTGCTGCTGGTGCTTTAATGACTTCAGATTTTTTGAAACGAGTCAGTATTGGAATGGCAAAGTTTGGTCACATGTGTATATTAATCTCTCAGGTTCGGTCGAGAATTGATGTAAACCCTTACGCTAAGGGTGACCCAAATAATCAAACCAGCGCCAGCGGTGGCAATGCAGCTCTTCACTACCCTGATTGGATTCTTGAGTTTCAGAAACAAAACAAATCTGACAAGATCTTAGAGAAGCCTAACCAGCAAATTACTCCAGATAATAAGATTTATGGACATATGGCGAAGGTTCTTATTTGTAAGTCTACTAATGAGACAACAGGTCAGGTTATAAAGTACCCGATCAAGCACGGTAGAATGAAGGGGAAGTCGATATGGATTGAGCGCGAGATTGTTGAGATGCTTATGATGTGGGGCTTTTTAGAAAAAGCTGGAGCTTGGTTCTCTGTAGATGAGGAAGTTGTTTCGTACCTAAAAGACAAGGGCTTGGAGATTAAGCCTAAATTTCAAGGGATGGCTTCAATTTACGAACATCTAGAACAAGATGCTGAAACCACATTCGCTTTAAAAGAATTTGTCAAAGAGAAAATCTTAAAATGATATTTTTGACAACTACAGGCAGACAGCACAAGATAAAAAATTCTACAAAGTATTTGATTAATTGGGAGAAAGCTTGTCGGAGTAAGATCCAAAAAAAAATCAAAGATCTTTTGTATGAGCATTGGGCTGCAGATATTGTATTTGAAGAGCTTCCTGTGGCAGGTACTAGGATGACTCTTGATTTCTACAATGCTAGTAGAAGGATTGCTGTTGAGGTAGATGGCAATCAACATTACAAATTTAATAAATTTTTTCACTCTAATTCTAGGCAAAAGTTTTTGGCCCAGCTTCAGAGAGATGATAAGAAGGAATACTTTTGCGAGATCAATAATATAAAGCTTGCCAGAGTATTAGAGTCAGATAAATTAAGTGAGGAATTGCTCAAGAGTTTAGATATTATATGAATTACAATAAAGATGAAGCTATGGCTATACCACAATCAATCTTGACAAAGATGTATGATTGTACTGGTTCTCCTAACGGAGGTAATAAAGGTTTTTTCTTGTTTTATGTCAATGATCTAGGACAACCAAGCGTAGCGTCGAAGACGGAGAATTCGTGTGTAGATATGGCATTGTCGAAGTTGGTAGAAATTTTTGCAGAAAAAGAATTAGAGTCATGATCTTTTCCTACGATTTAGAAAAAAAAGTTTTAAGTGGGTTACTTCAGCATCCTCATAAATGGGAAGAAATCTCAGTCTTTGTAAAAGAGAAGGATTTTTACAGCGAAGATTCTAAAGTAAATATCTCTATATTTAAATTAATTAGAAACGCTTTAGATAATGCGGAGACGATAGATGACACAATTTTAATACAAAGAATTAGCCAATTAAAGATTAGCTTCCCAGATAGTATTGATGTTGCTGAATATGTTTATTCTTTAGCTTTCTACAAGATATCTGAAGAGGTGTTCTTAGCTTCCGTAAAAGAGTTGAAGAAATTTACTGCTAGGAGGGAGATTTATAACTCATGTAAGGATGTAGCCTCTTTTGTCAAAAAAGCAGACCCTAGTTTAAAGTACACAGATATAGTCGAGAAGGCTGATCAGATGTACAACGATAGCATTAATGATTTTGAGATGTCTGATTCTGGCCCTCTAAACCTTTTCGAAATGATGGAGGAAGTGGTAGAGGAGCGCGGGAATAACCCCATAACTGAGTTTGGAATGCTTGGTCCACACCAAAGGGTTAATGAAATGTATGGGTCTCTTTTACTGGCGGGTAATATTTCAGTTGTAGTAGCTCGCTCTGGGGTAGGTAAAACACAATTTTGTATGGACTACTCTACAAGGACTTCTGCGAAGTATGACGTTCCTGTTCTTCACTTTGATAATGGAGAAATGAGTGAGGAGGAACTTATTTTCAGACAGTGTTCTTCTATGACTGGTATTCCAGTTTGGTTACTTCAAACTGGTAAATGGAGGACTTCTAGTTATAAAGAGTGGTCAGCTGAAGAGGTTGTTAAGAAAGTTCGTTCTGCTTGGAGTAAGATAAAAAATCTCAAGTTCTATTATGAGAATGTCGCTGGCATGTCCCCAGATGAAATGTGTTCTCTTCTTAAGAGATTTTATTACTCTAAGATAGGTCGAGGTAACCCATTGATATTTAGCTTTGATTATATCAAGAGTGATTTTGGCAATATGGGCAAAGGAGATGGTTGGCAACAGGTATCCTATATGGTTCATAAGTTTAAACAGACTATCCATAGGGATCTCTCTTTTGATGGAAAGCCATGTGTTTCTATGTTGACTTCTGTACAATCTAATAGACTTGGGATTACAAACAATCGCCAAGCCAATAACATAGTAGATGACGAAAGCGTTGTTTCTTTATCAGATGGTATTACTCAATTTTGTTCTCATCTGTTTTTATTGAGGAAGAAAGTTGCAGAAGAGATCCATGAAGAAGGCGAGTCTTTTGGAACGCATAAATTGGTGAATCTAAAGGCGAGACATTTGGGTAGAGATGCTTTGAGGGCTATTAATCCAGTTCAAATGCCAGACGGTACAAACAGGTCTAATTTTGTAAACCTGCACATGCAGAACTTTAGAATAACAGAGCGGGGTGATCTGCAGGATGTGGTTGATTCGATGAATAATATTGATGTTAATGTTGAGTCAGGTGGGCCAGTTGATTCTATTCCAGTCCTATTGAGGAATGATTGATTACAGAGAAATCCTTGAAGATCTAGGTTACAGACTTAAAGATCATGGTTCTTACTGGCGTACCAACGCTGTTTATAGGGCGGGGGATAATTCTACCGCTCTTCAAATCTATAAGGATACGGGTGTATGGAAGGACTTCGTGGAAGACTCTATGTTTCTTCCTTTTGAACTTCTCATCCAAAAGACTTTAAATACAAATGACAAAGGAGTCATTTCTTCTTATATCAAGAAGGATAGTGTAACAATTAATCACAGAATCCCTAAAAAAAATCTTTTGACTGAAGAAAAAACATATCCAACATCGTCTTTAAATAGATTGCTACCTCATTATGATTTCTACCTTGATAGAGGAATCTCAGAATCGACATTAAAGAAGTTTCGCTGTGGTTTGGCTATGTCTGGGAAAATGTACCAGAGGGTAATCTTCCCCATATTGAGACAGGACGGTCGCATACATGGATTTTCTGGAAGGAAAGTTACGGATGATAAAAGACCTAAATGGTTGCATATGGGCAAGTGTTCTAATTGGTTTTATCC